AAGAAGCCTGCCGGGCGCAGGCGAAGAAGCTGGTGGAGCGTATGAAGGCAAGCGGCTTCCCGAAAGTGAAGGATCCCGGTGAACCGCGGACGCCCGGGATCACGAAGGCCGATATCCTCGCCATCAAGAATGAGCGGGAACGGCTGAAAGCGATCCGCGAACACATCGATCTGTTTTGAAAGGAGACCAATTAAATGGCAAATGAAATCATGGCCCTCGCCGCGAAGGCGCAGGACATCAATTTCGTGACCAAATTCGAGAGCGACCTGCACAACCTGCTGGCCGTTCTGGGCAAGACCGAGGTGCAGGTCATGGCGCCCGGCAGCGCGTTCAAGATCTACAACACTTCCGGCACGCTGCCCGCCACCGCTGTGGCCGAGAAGGCGCTGATCCCCGACGCAGGCATTGCCAGCGACAATGGCACCGTCGTCGCGCTGACCTACAAGAAGTACCGCAATCTCACCAGCATCGAGGATATCGGTAAGAAGGGCTATGACGTCGCCGTCGGCGCTACCACCGAAGCCCTGCGTAAGCTGGTGCAGAAGGCGGTGCGCGGCACCATCTACACCGGCATCGCTACCGGCACCGGCACTGTTTCCGGCGCGAGCTGGAACTTCCAGCAGAAGGTGGCCGGCGCTGCCGGCGCGGTGGCGACTAAGTTCGAGGACGAGGCTTACACGCCCGTCTTCTTCGCGAACCCGACCGACGCGTACAACTACCTCGGCACCAGCAACATCACGCTGCAGACCCAGTTCGGCCTGTCCTATCTGGCCAACTTCCTCGGCATCGGCAACGTGATCCTGGACAGCAACGTCCCGGCCGGTACCGTCATGGGCAGCGCCACCGAAAACCTTGAGGTCGTCGCGGCATCTATCGCGGCCATCCCCGGCATGGAGATGACTACTGACGAGAGCGGCATCATCGCCGTCCACACCTCGCCGCTTTACCAGAACGGCGCGATCGAGACTGTCGCATACTGCGGCCTGGCCATCAAGCCCGTGTTCCTTGACCGCATCGTCAAGGCCACCGCGAGCGCCTGATGAGGACCGCGGTCACCATCATCACGTTCACTGACGCGCGTGAGGGCGTCCTCCGAGAAATCGGGGACGTCTTCACCGCGGAGGATGAGCGCGCGGCAGAGCTTGAAGAAAAGGGCTTTGTCAAGCTGGAACCGAAGAAGAGTTCCGCGAAGCGGAAGAAATGAGGTGATCTCATGATCATCGTATCGACAAGTGACGTCCAGGCGAGGATGACGCGCGAGATGAGCGCGGCAGAGCAGAGCGTCTGCGCTGCGCTGCTGAGCGACGCGGTGTCGATGATCTACGCCGCGGCGCCGCACCTGGCCAAAAGTACATCAGAGCCGGAAGACGTCTCTGATGATTATCACCGGGAAACTGAGCTCGGCAAGCTGGTCGCCTGCCGCATGGTCATCCGGGCGCTCGGCGACGGCGGAGCAGCTGCCGGTGCGGCGCCGATCGGCGCGACGCAGGGCAGCATGTCCGGCTTGGGCTATACGCAAAGCTGGACGATGGCCAACGGCGGCAGTACCGGCGAGCTGTATCTCAGCAAGACTGAGCGCCAGCTTCTCCGGCGCGGGAACTCCATCGGCTCTTACAGCCCTGTGCAGGGACTGGCGCAGGAGGTGCTGTGATGCGCGGCGTGACGGTCAAGCTCTATGAGAAGGTGCAGGTCGGCACGGATCCTTTCGGCGCCCCGGTCTACGACGAGGAGCCGGTGACTGTGGACAACGTGCTGATCGGCGAGCCGAGCGTGGACGACATCGCGACGAGCACGTCACTTTATGGCAAGTCGATCCAGGTCGTCCTCGGAATCCCGAAGGGCGACCGGCACGATTGGCAGGACAAGCGTGTGGAGTGGACGGACTACCGCGGCGTGACGCACTGCTGGAGGACGTTCGGCTTTCCGGCTGTCGGAGTCGATGCGCTCGTCCCCGGGCCCTGGCACATGAAGGTGAAGTGTGAGGCCTATGGCTAAGCTGAAGTTCGAGCTGAACCGGACGGGCGTGCGCGAGCTGCTGCGCTCCGACGAGATGAAGGCGGTGTGCATGGACTATGCGAACAACGCCGTCGGCCGTCTCGGGGAGGGCTATTCGGCCAACGCCTACACCGGCAAAAACCGCGTGAACGCCGAGGTCTCCGCGGACACCTACAAGGCCAGGAAAGAGAACCTGAAGACCAATTCGATTTTGAAGGCACTATGATGATCGAAAAAACCGTTTATCACTATCTTGGCCAGAGCTTCCCGGCATACATGGAGATCCCGGGAAGCTTCCCGGACAAGCCCTTCGTCGTGATCGAAAAGCTCGGCGGCGGGAAGGAAAACCACATCAGCAGCTCCAGGATCGCCGTGCAGTCCTACGGCAACACTCTCTTTGAGGCCGCAGTGCTCAACGAGCGAGTCAAGGAGCTGATGGAACAGATGGTCGCGCTGGACGAGGTCAGCAAGGTCTCGCTCAACTCCGACTATAACTTCACGGACGCGGCAACGAAGAGATATCGCTATCAGGCCGTGTTCGACATCATTCACTACTAAGGAGGCTTTTATGGCTAACACGGCAAACAACGTATCGACCGGCAAGCCCAAGGTCAGCGGCGCGGTATTTCGCGCACCCCTCGGCAGCACGCTGCCCACCGACGCGACCACGGCGCTGGATGCCGCGTTCGTGGCGATGGGCTATGTGTCTGAGGACGGCCTGAGCAACGAAAACTCGGTCGAGAGCGACAACGTCAAGGCGTGGGGCGGCGACATCGTGCTCGCAACGCAGACGGACAGAGAGGACAAGTTCTCCTTCACCTGCATCGAGAGCATGAATCTCGAAGTGCTCAAGGCGTACTACGGCAGCGAAAACGTGACCGGTACGCTGGCGGAGGGGATCACCGTGACCGCGAACACCAAGGATCTCGGCGCTCATTGCTGGGTGTTTGATATGGTCCTTCGCGGCGGCGGCTTTAAGCGCATCGTTGTCCCCAACGGCATGGTGAGCGAGACCGGCGAGGTTGTCTATGTCGATGACGAGCCGATCGGCTACGAGCTGACGGTCACCGCGATGCCCGACGCGAGCGGCAACTCGCATTACGAGTACATCAAGCGCTCTTAAGGGGGAACGGTCATGATCACAGAAAAGACGTCTTCCGGGTTTGAATTTACCGTCAGCGAGAATCTGAAAAACGATTTCCGGCTCGTGATGGCCTATGCGGCGACCCAAAGCGAGAACGAAGGCGAACAGGCCGGCGGACTGATCCAGCTTGTGAACGTCGTGCTCGGGAAGGACGGAGCTGCCGCGCTCTACAAGCACCTTGCCCGGGAGGATGGCACCATCCCCACCGACAAGGTCATGGCGGAGCTGGGAGAGATCATCCGCGCCGCCGGGCAGGCCGACAACGAAGTAAAAAACTGATTGCTCTCGCCGAAATGTACGCGTCCGGAAAGGACGAGCTGACCTGCGATCTGGCCGAAACCTACGGGGTATTCGATATGCGGGCGCTGCCGGTTACCACGCTGGCAACGCTCGCATGCGGATTATCCGCTGACAGCCGGATCAGGCGAAAGATAGCCGGGACAAAGCTGCCGAGCGAGATCATGCTTCTGGCGGCGGCTGTTGACCAGCTGAGCATGCTCGTCTGGATGCGCTCCAAGGACGGTGCGAAAAACCGCAACCGGCCGAAGTCGATCCTCAGCGCCGTTCTAGACGAAGAGAAGGACGAGGTCGAGACCTTCGACAGTCCGGAGGCGTTCCTGGCGGCGAGAGCGAAAGCATTAGGAGGTTGAAATGTCAACCGAACTCGGAAAAGCATATGTGCAAATTATTCCTTCGGCGGAAGGGATCAAGGACGGAATCACAGAAGCACTCGGTGGCGAACCCGAAAGAGCCGGCAAAAGCGCGGGTTTCAAGCTTGCCGGCGCGATTAAGGGCGCGATTGCCGCCGCCGGGATCGGTGCGGCGCTCAAAGATGCGCTGATGACCGGCGCAGCCTTCGATGCGACCATGTCCGAAGTCGCCGCAATCAGCGGGGCGACCGGGGCAGAGTTCGACGCCTTGCGCGAGAAGGCACAGGAAATGGGCGCAAGCACCAAGTTCAGCGCGTCCGAATCCGCAGAAGCACTGACTTATATGGCGATGGCCGGCTGGAAAACGGAGGATATGCTTGGCGGCATTGAGGGCATCATGAAGCTCGCCGCCGCTTCCGGTGAAAGCCTGGCTTTGACATCTGACATTGTTACAGACGCACTGACCGCGTTTGGAATGGCTGCGGACGATGCCGGGCATTTCGCGGATATCCTTGCCGCCGCTTCTTCCAACGCGAACACCAACGTGGCCATGCTTGGCGAATCGTTCAAGTATGTCGCTCCCGTTGCCGGCGCGATGGGGTATTCTGCGGAAGACGCTTCGGTCGCGCTTGGTTTGATGGCAAACAGCGGAATCAAAGCGTCCCAGGCCGGCACTGCGCTCAGAACGCTGCTGAGCAATATGGCGAACCCCGGAAAATCCGCGGCGGCCGCGATGGACAACCTGGGCGTGTCGCTGACCAACAGCGAGGGAGAAATGTACTCGCTGATGGAGATCATGCAAACGCTGCGCGGGTCGTTCGCCGAATTGACAGACGCAGAGGCTGCAGAACAGGCGTCTCTGCTAGCCGGCAAAGAAGGCATGAGCGGCTTGCTTGCCGTCGTCAACGCAAGCGACGAGGACTTCCGGAAACTCACAGAATCTATTTACGGCGCGGACGGCGCGGCCGGCAAAATGGCCGATACAATGCAGGACAATCTGGCAGGCGACGTGACGATCCTCAAATCCGCTTTTGAGGGGCTGCAGATCAGCCTGTCCGACAAACTGTCTCCGGCGCTGCGCGAGATCGTGCAGGGGCTGACAGCGGCCATTGATAACTTCGATACGGTCGGGCCGATTATTGCGGGCGTTGCAGTTGCCATAAGCGGCCTTGCTGTTGCGATCAACATCGGGGCGATCATCCAGAAAACCACTGCGGCTTTTGCCGCGTTTAACACCGTCCTGGCAGCAAACCCGGTCGGGATTGTGATTGCCGCCCTCGCCGGTCTTGCAACGGCGCTCGTCCTTCTCTGGAAGAACAACGAGGAGTTCCGCAACAAGGTCACGGCGGCGTGGGAGGCGGTGAAAACGGCCGCGCTGAATCTCAAGACGAATATAGAAAACGCGTTTAATGGCATCAGGGACAAAATCGTTGAGATCAAGGACGCCGCTCTGACTTGGGGCAAAGACCTGATCGCCAACTTCGTCAACGGCATCAAGAAGGGCTGGGATACGCTCAAGGGAACGCTGGGCAAATTCGCGCAGCTCGTCGCGGACTTTATCGGCTTCTCCGAGCCGAAGAAGGGACCGCTGTCCAATTTTCACACGTATGCGCCGGACATGATGCAGCTCTTTGTCAAGGGCATCCTGGACAACAAGGGCCGTGTCAAAGACGCGATGCGCGACATCGCCGCTCTGACGGCATCCGGCTATGAAACGGAGATCGCTGTAAACGCATCCGCCGGCAGCTGGAGCAAAAGCGTGCCGAACGGATCCGGCTCCGGCAGCAGCGGGGCTGTGGTCAACTTCACACAGAACAACTATAGCCCGAAGGCGCTGAGCAATGCTGAGATCTACCGGCGCACCAAGAACCAATTTGCCCAGATCGGAGGAGCGACCACATGAATCCACCTATTGAGTCCGTAACCGTGACAAACCACAACGGGGAGTCGCTGGAGATCAGCAACCTCTATCCTTCGCTGCCCGCGTCCGGCCTGTACATCGTCGCGATGGACGGGCTGGGCGCGCCGCCCGCCAACATCAACATGACGGAGTACGCCGTGATCGACGGCGCGATGTTCAACTCCTCGAGGGCGCGGAGCCGGAACATCACCATGACGATCCAGCCGCTCCGTCCTGTTGAGGTGAACCGGCACAAGGTGTATGAGTTGTTCGCGCTCAAAAAGAAGGTGCGCCTGACGTTCAAGACGCAGACGCGCCTCTGCTATATCGACGGGTACGTGGAGAGCTGCGACGCCAACGTGTACAGCACGCGCGGCCAGATCGCGGTTTCAATCCTGTGCCCGGATCCGTACTTCCGGCAGGTGGAGACCACGCGGCACATGTACTACCGGACGGCGCCGGGCTTCCATTTCCCGATCGGCACGACGGACAATCCGGGGCCGTACGAGCTCGGGATCCTCGGTGACAACTACCAGGTCATTGACATCGACTACACCGGCGACGCAGACACCGGCGTGATCCTGTCGCTCGAGATGGACGGGCAGGTCGGCGGGGAGATTACGATCACCAACAGCTCGACACACGAGACCATGCGGATCGACACCACGCGCGTCGCGGTCATGACCGGGCAGGCGCTGGGCGCCGGTGACATCATCCAGATCTCGACGATTCCTGGGGATAAGTTTATCAACCTGATCAGGAGCGGCGAGTCGATCAACCTCATCTCCGCGCTGTCGAAGGACAGCGACTGGCTGAGCCTCACCGTGGGCCGGAATCAGTATGCGTACGTCGCGACGTCCGGCAAGGAGAACATCGTGATCAACGTGGAATACACAACGGCTTTCGTGGGGGTGTGAGATGATCGACGAAGTCTACATCCTCGACAGCAACTTCAACGCCCTGGGCGTGATCGACGAATTTTTGAGCTGCATCTGGGTGGAGCGATATTCCAGGGCCGGCGACTTCGAGCTACTGTGCCCGGTCAACGAACAGACGAAGGCGCTGTTCTATGCCCCTGCTGACGATCTAGCGGACAGATACGCGAGGATCAAGGACAGCAACACCGTCATGGTCATAGAAAGCGTTCTCCTCACCACAGACGCGGAGGACGGCGACCGGTTCACTGTGACGGGCAGGAGCATCGAGTCCCTGCTCGACCGGCGTGTGATTTGGGATCGATACTTCGCGGAAAACGTGACGATCTCCAATGTCATCTCCTCGCTGATCCGGCAGAACGTGACGCAGCCGAGCGACAGCGGCCGGGCGATCGATCTCTTTCGGCCCTCCGGCACAGCGTGGTTTCTGACCAGCTCGCAGGCAGCCGAAAAGCGGCTGAAGGCCGTCGAATACTATGGCGAAAATCTGTACGACACCATCGTCGAGCTGTGTGAGGCCAACCACATCGGATTCCGGGCTGTCCCGGTCGCCGGCGGTATCCAGATCCAGCTGTACGACGGCGCGGATCGCACCTATGACCAGCTCGAGTATCCTTATGTTGTGTTCTCGGACAAGTTCGGCAACCTGCTGGGGAGCCGCTGGCAGCGCAACACGGCGGGCGTCAAAAACTACGTCCTGGTGCGCGGCGATGCCGACTATGACCCCGTTTTCAATGACGGGGACGCTCTGCTTCTGTCGACCGCGCGGAACAACGTGCAGGCATACAGCGGTGCTTACCAGGAGACGCAGGATCTGGAGGCAGAGATTAAGGAGCTGCAGCGCCGGCGATATGACCTGAAGGCACGCCTTGCGAAGCTGTACAACGAACCGGACAGCGTGGAAAACCAGCTCGAGCGCAACGGCGAAAGTATTGAGCACGAGCTGGAACAGATCGAGTATTACCTGAACCTGCGACAGACCGCGCTTGCCAGGGCGAAGAGCGACTTCGACCTGTGGCAATATTGGACGGACGTGCAGCGGAAGCTCGGCGATCCTGTCAAACGGAAGATGATGCTGTGCTCTCCGGCCGAGGCCGTCACCGGCCTGGCACGGCGGGAGATGTGGGTGGACGATTCGACAGAGCTCGAAAAGGACGAGGAGACCGTCCGCCTTGAGAAGCAGAACGAGTCGTTCGAGGAGCAGATCGATCAGCTTTGGGAGGACTACTGGGGGACGATCGATCCTGTTTCCGGGCTGCCTGCTGGCAGTATTGATCAGGTCGAGGCGCAGGTCGCTGAGCTGCGCGGGCAGATCAACACCAACAATCGACTGATCGAACAGCGAAACCGCCAGACGCTTGATCGCTATTACTCACAGCTTTCCGAGACAGGCCGTCTCGCTCTCGCCGAGCACAGCGTGGTCACCTCGTTCGACGGCGAGGTCGACACCAACGTGCAGTACCATTTCGGGAAGGACTTCTTCGTTGGTGACCTCGTCCAGATCAGAAACGAGTACGGCTTCGAAGCCGTGACGCGGGTGACCGAGGTCATGCGCTCCCGTGACGAGAGCGGGGACAGCGTGATCCCGACCTTCGTATCCGACTAAGGAGGAATATATGGCACTTAAATATGGATTTTATGACAGCGTGAACGGGGACAGACAGTACTCCGGTCATGATTTCACGCGAATCATGAACAACCTCATCATGGACGGCGTGCTTCCGCAGACGGTCGGGCGCAACCAGTTCGGCGCGAAGCCCGCATCTTCCGGCCTCGGCGTGATCATCGACAGCGGCTGGGCGTGGTTCGATTCCACCTACACTACTCTGACCGCGCCGCAGACCTTCCCGCTTGACGCGGCGGACGCGGTCCTCTACCGCTGGGACGCGATTGTCATCGAGACGGATCCGGACGCTCGCACGAACAGGATCAAGGTGATCAAAGGCACGCCGGCGGCGGAGACGGCAGCGGCAAAGCCGACGCTCACCGCGAACCAGCACCCGCTCTGCTATGTCCGGGTAAAGCCCGGCGTGACGCAGCTGGCACAGGCGGACATCGAGAGCCGCGTCGGCCTGAGCGACTGCCCTTATATCGTCGGCGTCGTCAGGTCGGTGGACATCTCGCAGCTGTTCGCTCAGTGGGAGGACGACTTCACGACCTGGTTCTCCGCGCTGCAGGCGAACCTGTCGGGCGACGTGGCCGCCAACCTGCAGCGGCAAATCACGGAGAACACAGACGCGATCACGGACATCAACGGCACACTCTCCGGGAAAGCAGAAGCGACTGCGCTTGCGAGCCTCGCGGCGGAAGTCGGTGAAGGCGGCTTCAACTGCAGGATTTTCGCCGGCACATACACCGGCAACGGAGCCAGCACCGGCGTGTCCCTGTCGTTTCCGTTCTGCCCGGTTGTGGTCGTTGTCGCCCCGGTCGAGCGGAACGACAGCACGCAGCTCGGCGCCGGCGTCTTTGTCCGCCCGGCAGCGACCGCAAGGCTGACCGCTGTGACTACCGCGAACGTGACGTGGTCGAACAGCGGGATCGCGTGGACAGAGCGAAACGATTCTCAGTACAACACCACTACGCTGAACTATAGCGGCGACGTCTACTACTACTTTGCGCTCGGCTATACCCCGCAGTCGTAAGGAGGCGGAGTTATGTTGTGGACAAACAAAAGAATCGTCAACGGCTTTGACGGTGGGTTTCACACAGAGTGGGACATCCATATCACCAGAGGCGACTCCGGCTATCTGGAGCTGATCCCCAAGCGTGACGGCAACACCTATCAGCTCGCGTCCGGCGATGTGGTGGCGGTCGAGGTCAGAGTCAAGCCCATCACGGGCAGCACGGTGACCGAGCTCGTCTTCACCGGCAGCGTCGACACCTCCGAGAGCGTGCCGGTTTGGCATCTCACCGCCGCGGACACCACGCGGGAGTGCGGCGTCTATTACTGGGACGCGCAGTTGACCACCAGCGACGGCGAGGTGGCCAGCTATCTGACCGGGCGCCTGTTTATCGAACCGGAGGTGACGAGATGAGGCTTTGGAATCTCGTTGAGATGAAGCCGCACAAGCTGCTCACCGGTGAGCTCCGGATCCCGGAGAAGGTCGAGGTCGTCCCGGCCGGATACGTGCGCCAGAAGCTCCAGAACAAGACGGTGACGCCCTTGAAGGTGCGTCAGGTCGTTGGGCCCGATTCCTACATCAGCGGAAAGATCGCCGAGATCGACGAGGAAAACATCGCAGCTGACAGAGAGATCCCGTGGGGCGTGACGCTCGAGAAGGGCATCGATTACAATATCGTCGCCGTCCTCAACCAGGATCGCGACGACGAGATCGATGACGACTTTACCTTCACCGGTGACATAGAGGCCGTGACGTTCGACTTGCCGAGCGGGCATGCTCGGATCATCGTGACCCGGACGGGCATCTCGGTCGATCCGGGCGCGGACTACCTCGAGGCCAGCCTGGTCGGCACCGCGCTGAGTCACTATAGCGGTCTCGGCACCGTTACCGTGGAGCCTATTCCGACGGACTACGTCAAGATGCCTGCAGGCTACGCGAGCGCCAGCAAGGTGATTTTCACCAAGAAATCCAATGGCACGTGGACCGGCGCGATCGCGAATGATTGACCAACGGAGGGAGACGGCGATGGAAGCAATCATTTTTCGGTGGCTGGACAAGCTCCTTCGCCTGGACCGGTTGCTGGAGCTGGCGGGGGAGGAGTTAGATGAGTGAGTTCTGGCGCGCGGCGGCGGGGGCTGTTCCGGGTGCGCTGGTAAGCTTTTTGATTTCCGGGCTGCTGCTGCACTACCTCAAGCGCTACATCGACAAACGGCTCGAAGGCGCAGAGAGGCGGCAGAAGACCAGACTTGAGATCAAACGCAAGCGCAGCGAGGCCGAGCAGAAACGCCGGCGCGCAGAAGGGCGGCTGCTGTTCTGGGTGCATCACGCTCTCGTGAAACCGCCGCCCAATGGGGAGCTGGAAAAAGCCTGGGAGGACTTCCAGACCGCCGAGGAAGAGCAAAAGGAGATCGAGCGGTCGATCCTGGCCGAATATGAGACGGGAGGCGGAAGCTGATGGCAAAAACAAAGAAGAGCAAGCTTCAGAGCATCACGCGCTGGCTGTTCGTGACGACTCAGGTCTCCGCTCTTTTCTGGGTGACGCTCAGCTATGGGATCGCTGCCTATTCAACTGTCATCCTGAAGGAGCCCTTCCCGGTGGTGGAGCTGAGCTGCCAGGCGATCGAGACGATCCTGGGCGTGACCGCGCTGAAGACCGTCGAAAACATTTTTGAACACAACAATGGTTTTTTGTTCGGCGAAAGCCGGGAAAGAGAGGACATTCATGAGTAAGGAAGATCTGATCCGAAAACTGACGAGCCGCAAGCTCTGGGTGGCGCTGGTGGCGTTCGTCACGTCCCTGCTGATCTGCTTCAACGTGGCCGAGGACGTCGTGACGCAGGTGGCCAGCGTGATCATGGGCATCGGCTCCCTGATCGCCTACATGTTCTCGGAGGGCTGGGTGGACGCCAAGCGCGCCGGAAACCAGACTCCTGTCAAGGTCGAGGACAAGGTCGATGATCAACAGTCGGAAACTGTCTGACCTCCGAGCCGATGTCCGCGCCAACGCGGAGCTGCTGCTCGCCGAGTGCGAACGGCAGGGGCTGCGCGTGCTGGTCACGCAGACGCTGCGCGACGATGAATACCAGGCGAGGCTCTACGCCCAGGGCCGCACGCTGCCGGGGCAGATTGTGACCAATTCCAAGGTGACGACCTTCCACGGCGCCGGGCTGGCGATCGACGTCTGTCAGAACATCAAGGGCCAGGAGTACAGTGACCCGGCGTTCTTCCGGAACGTGGCGATCCTCGCGAAGCACATGGGCTTCAGCTGGGGCGGCGACTGGAAGACTTTCCCAGACCGCCCGCATCTGCAGTGGGACGATCACGGTCGGTGGAGCGGATCGCTGTTGCGGGCGAAGATCCTCCCGCCGATGATGCCGCTTTACAAGCCCGGGACTCCGAAAGAGGTGGAAAAGGAATTGGTTTACTATAAGACGCTGAAGGACGTGCCGGAATGGGGCCAGGCTGCGGTGCGAAAGTGCATCTTGAGCAAGGCGCTGACCGGCGACGGAAAGGGCAACTACAACATCAGCGAGGATCTGCTGCGCGTGCTGGTGATCCTCGACAGGATGGGGAAGCTTTAAGCGAAAAGCGCGGTCAGGATTCTGGCCGCGTTTTTTGTTAGCATTTTCGTTAGCATTTTGTTGTCAAAAAAGTGCTAACAAGGCATTTATTTTTGATTTCTTCACACTCATTTTTGAAACGCCAAAAAGCCAAAAAACCGTTGATATACAAAGAAAAACCGCCAATCCCAACGGATTGACGGTTCTCTTATTTTGGTCCGAGTGGCGAGACTTGAACTCACAAATAAGAAGCCAAAAACATAGTGTTTATGCGGGTTTTTCGCTCCCGCTAGCATTTTCGTTAGCATTTTTGAAAAAATCGGCCATTTTGTTCTGCGCGGCTTTGGCATCTTGGGCGGCCACGCGAACATAAATTTTGTGCATCGTCTGGAAGTCAGCCCAGCCGCCGAGCTGCATCAGCTCGCGCTCTGACAGGCCGAGATGATAACCAAGAGACGCGAAAGAGTGCCGCAAGCCGTGATTGCCAACCTCGGTCAGACCTGCAGCCTTGCAGGCCTCCTTGATGTTTCGAAGCATCGTGTTCGCGGCGATCCCAACCACAGCGCCCGTCTGATCTGGCTCGGCCTTAAGGAGATCATACAGCCGAGGAATCATGATCGGGACCGTGCGCGTGCTGGAGGCGTTTTTGTTGGTCTCCTTCCGGACGAATTCGCCTTCCTTGTTCTGGACGGTGGCGCCTCTGATGTTCAATAACTTTTTCCCCAAGTCTACGTCCTCCCAGAGAAGACCGAGCACTTCCGACCGGCGCAGACCGTGCAGCTCCAGCAGCGCGGCGGTTTCGGCAATGTTGCCTTCGATGGCAGCCAGGAACGGCCCGATCT